TACGGTTGCGTAGGCGCACAGTTAACCCTAGGTGGTTATCCAACTTCTTTCCTAGACATTTACGAAGTCCATAAGCGCAACAGAAGTCTAAATCCTACTTGTGTAGTAATATCTAACAACGGCTCCTCTACAATAACAGTCGATGATAACTCTTTATTCCCAGTAGTACCTTATTATGGTGAAAAGTTAGAATACACCAAAGATGGTGTACGGTACACTGCTACTTATGGAAACAGAACAGGTACTCTTGCTTATGCAACATTAGGTGCATCTGTTACATTCTCAACTGTCAGCGGTAGTGGTGAGTTTTGGGCTAACATTGCAACAGGCACTATCATAAAACTGACTAGACCTTATGACAACCATTCCTCTGACAAAGTATTCACTGATTCGTTATCTAGTATAATTACAAGGGCTTTGCCTCAAATATCTAACGGCAGTAGAGATACAAACAGCCTACATGTACCTGATGCATATTTATGCATGTGGCATCCGAATCTTGGCAGACCATTCACTTGGTATAGTGACACTGCTGACGGTGGTACTCGTAATTTCTATACCAAGGCTGGAGCAGCAGATACACCTTTGGATAAGAAGCCTTACAATATGCTACCTGAGCACTTTGAGACAATTCATTATCAAGATTTCAATTATGTAGCGAGCAAAGGTCCATTTGGATTCGCTATGAGTTGGATAGCGCCACCCGGAGGGGGCACCAGTCCTACAAACGCTGCTGACGGCATAGTTCATACAGCCGCAGTCATTGACCTCGATACTAATCTGAAACACCAAGGTGGAGTAGAAAGTAGTACAGAAAGTAGTGGTGTTTTGATTAATCACCCGTCAGGTGCCAGTAATACCTACAGTGTTAACACTACTAGCGCTATTCCTGTAGACGCAGTTGACCCTACTACTAAGTTCCAAGTAGGTGATAGCGTATACAATTCCGCTGGAATCTTAGTCGGTGTACTTACGGCTGTTGACGGCAGTGCTCCATACGGAGTCACATTTGGTGGCGGAACATTAGTGGTTTTGACAAACAACGAAGCACTCTATCTTAGTGAAAAATATAACTTCGCTGGCTTTTGGCCGGGCGGCTCTCATGGAGGAGGAGCAGTCAGTCGATTAGAGGCATATGGAGATTCTTTGATTGGTTGGGGCGGGGAGACATACGGTATGGACTGTGGTACATTTGATGACAATACAGGTATCAGAACCCGCACATACAATGAGGCTACTGTGGCTTCACCTTATGCTCGTAACCATTGTTTTGGTTATAGATTCGGAGTTAGACAGGCGTATAATAGACCACGATGGGGGCAATATGTCCGAGGCTGGCTAGAAGTCGCTAATTCTAACGCTCTACTAGGCTATTATCACGGCCCGCTTATACAGCAAGATAACAAGACTAACGGCTGGGACTATGTAGGTAGCGATACTGCTTTGGGCGATGTCAGTTTTATCGCTTCTTATGTCGGCATCTTGGAAAGGTTAACACAAGTTAGTGCATTACTCAACCAAGACCAAATTGGTCGCCAAGTAAGGTACAGCGATGGTCGCAGAATGACTCAACCGTTTGGCTGTGCTGTTAGAACTATCAGAAATGCATCTACTGTCAGAAGAGAATATCCGGGTGACAATGCCGGTAAAGATATATCCGAATTGGCTAATGCTCATCGCTACTATATGGTCGACTGGTGGGGCAATACTCGTGGAGAAGATGTCAGGCGCTTCCCTGTAAGAGGGTTTGGTATACGCCCTGCTTGGGACCCCGAAGACGCTTATACAGATACTAATATCGCTCACCGACCTGCTGCTAATGCGTTATTCGGAGGGGATGGTAACGACCGTCAAAGTGGAAATGCTAACACCGCTAATAATGATGCTAGTAACATGGGAGTAGCGGATTGGTTCAACCCAGCCAGCGCCCTCAGAGTAGGTGACAGAGGAGATGGTAGAGGAGTCCGTTGGCCTACAGTATTCAATGAAAGTATGCTAATGGATGTCAGCGAAACACATGAGGCTACCGGACTAGTGTTGTCTCATAGCACAGCAGAGCCAGCCTTCGGTCAAGGTTTGGTGAGGCCAAGTAACTTGGCTTTGCAGTCAGGTGAGATTGAAAGAGGAATCAGTGCTAGATTAGATGTCGCTAGTGAAGATGGGTTGCTCAAGCCAAGCGCTTCTGTTGCAGAAGGTACTGAAACTATCACTGCTGATACTCGTTTGGCCGAGCCTGTTGGCAGAGACGATGTTAGAATAGGACTTGATGTAGATACAATAGGAGAACTGAACGAAGGCGTTAGTAGAGAGTATGTAATTATGTCAACTGAGGCTGTGAGTTTACACACTGACAGGGAAATAGGTCAGAGAACTACCGTAAGAGGGGCTATGGATGGTGCAAGTAGAACTTTGACTGACTTTGACTTAACTGCCCTTAACTTTTCATCTAATCCAAAGGCAGGTATAACTAGGATTTCCAACGCGCATGCCTATTGGCCTTTGGGCGGTACATATGCTATGGAATGGAGCAGATACGCAGGTGTACTTGATGTCAAGGGCTGGGGGCAAGCAGGGGCCTCTTCATCATCTAATCCTTATCAAAACGCCGCCCACGACTCTACTCTCCAAAATACAAATGCTACTGATTCTACAATTGATTTCCTTTATCGCCCTGCTCAAGTGCTGGATAACAAGCATGTACAACTATTCAGACCAGCGCCTGTGATAAGTGCTGACGATACTGACGGGGATGACACTATACAGGGCGGCTCTAACTTTTACAGAGCGACAGCCGGAGGTAAATACGGGCTATTCACAAGTGATGCTCCGGGCGCTTTGACTGGCACTCCAAGTAGCCCACCGTATGCACCTGTTTACTCAATTACCCCTACTTCTAGTACAACTGTGCCTACAAGCCAAGGTCCTAAGATTCAGGGTGTAGATGTAACAGGATATAACAAGGCTGACATACGCTCACCTGTGGCGAGAGTAGTTATGACTGAAAATACACTTGAACACTTTAGAGCAGATGCAAGTCGTAAATCACCTGATGATGAAGAAGGCGATTTTAATGTACAGCCAAGATATAGCCAAACACTACATCCGAAGGGTAGTGATGGGGATGCATCTTATAATACTGGAGACCATAGTGGGGAGTGAGTATGGCACTAGGTAAGAACACAATCACTGGTCGTTCCAATGCGAGTCAAAATACTATAATGAAGCGTATCCGCAAGCCTAAGTTTGTGGATAACGGTATGCGTCACGCTGAGTATAACAAGGTACAAAGTGGGTTTTCTGCAAAAGCACCCACTGCAACGGACTTTGTACCGACGCATGACCGTAAGTACACACTTGTAGAAGAAGAAGATACTATCCGTTTGACTCATAAGATGAGCGACGGTCATAAGTATACGGGTAGTATATTCTTTGATAGTGACGAAGTTTCACTCAATCGTTACACCTTGCCTCCTTTGTTAATCGGCGGAGATGACCCTTCACAGTCACTTGTTGTCTCAGCATTAGTTTCACCTCAAACCGAGTTAGACGATGTATCGAGTGCCACCGACGGTACTCGTTATCGAATTGGTAATATGAAAGGTAAAGAATTGAAACAGGTTGGATTTACTAGCAAAACGGTTCACATAGGTCAGAAAGTCAATGTCGGATTGCGTACAACTGACCTCGTTGCTAGGCTTGCCAAGGGTACTACCAACTCGCTCAACGGATTGAGCATAAATAACCCAAGTGGCACATTCGTAGCACAGGATTTCTACGGCGTAGATGGCATAACTGCCATGAGGTTCTTATCTAAGCACGATGGATATAACACTACTACCGACCAGTTTGGAAACTTGCATTATTCTCACCAAAAGAAGCACAACAGGGAGCACTATGTTACCCAATCTATGGTGACAGAAGGCTCTGTTGAAAATGCCAGTAAAAGCACACCTAATCGTGTCATAGTAAGGGGTAAATCAAGGGCTAATAACGATGACAATACGGTACAAATAGATGACTTAGGCCCTCAAGTAGATGGTGTCAATGAAATACCGGGCGGTATATACGCACCTACTGCTGTTACCAAAGCAAGTGCTAGAAATATCGGTCGTAGGATGCTTTCTATGTCTAAAAGAGCGACTGGTGGTGAAAAATTGATGGGAGTAGTTCACGCTTCTAATGTTCAGCCCGGAGATGTGATTTCATACGACACATTGACCGATTCACAAAGACAAGTAGTACTTTCTACTAAACACGACCTGATAAACGCTAAGTCTGAAATCAATATCAACTCAGTAGATGGCTCTTTAGAGGATATTTTACAAAGATTCCAAGAAGTAGACATTAGTTCTAGTACAAAGGATAACGAAGAGCGTAACCGACAATTTGGCAAAGAAGACTTCTTTACATCGTTTGGTTTCAATATCAAGGTGTCTTGGCAAGTAGAAGAACGCAGTATCAGGAATCCGACAAAAGGTATGGCAATAGGTATACCTAGTAAATCTACCATACACGGCGGTAGGCATTTGAAAAGTACAGGTATTTTGATTAACAACGGAGGAGGTTATGCAGTTAATACTACTACATTTACCACTGATGGTACAAATGCTAATTCTGTATTCACATCAAGTATAATTAGCGCAGGTAAGGCAGATGCCTTTGTCTACAGGTCCAATGGTAACTTGTTAGGTAAACTCAGTTCTGCTGGTACTAACCAAGTCGTAATTACTAAAAAATCACCTGATTTAGTCAAGGATAATGAAGAATTATTCCAAATATCCATAGATAGTTTGCCCGAATCTTACAATAACCACTTAACTATAGGGCTGAACAAAGGAACATACTCAAGTAGAAGGAGAGGCTGATATGCCATTATTAAACCAAGGAACTAGATACATGATAGACACGCTAAAAGGTAGAATTAACGAAGTTATATTCGGATTCGGTGGCAATCTTGCCAGCCAAGACGATACGGGCGCATCGCAGCCAGCAATCGTTGTTACGCCCACAGTTAAGGTAATTGACGACCATAGTTTGGCAATTGAAGCCAAATTGTCATTAGATAGTTCTTTTACGAGTCCTTTGAGGGAAGTAGTTGTGCAGTATAAGAATCCAAGCGATGCCACCGATACTACCGCTTTACTTAGGTATACATACGACTCAATTACTAAGACTAACGACAATGAAGTTATTTTCTCAGCAATTATTGAGGTGAACGCATGACGAATCCTATAGCAGGGCATACAAACGCAACCGGAATGGGCACTAGTGCCGAAGGACTAAGAGACGGAGATGGCTTGTCTTCTCCAAGTTTGACTAACTTATACGAAGGTCTACATGGTAATGGTATAATCCGTATGTCTGACACCGCTATTGGGACTAGTCTTAGGAATAGCCTAGTCGCAAGTACTCCGGGTTACATCGAAGTAGGTGCTTCGGGTGCGCTGACAATACACGGTGGATGGTGCGTATTAGATGGAGTTCTGTACAAGTTCGCAGGTGGTCCGGGTTCAAGCCAAGCGATAGTTGTAGGTACCACTGGTACTGCTAATTTCAATGGCGAATTACCGGCGGTACCCACCGCAGCAAGCGATGTCTATGTCGTAGTTTACATATGCTCCGACGATACCCTAACTGGTAGGATTAGATACGAAGTTGGTACACCTGTAGCGCCCGCTGTAGGTACTCCTCTAATCCCATCTAGTTTCCTCGCTGACCCTTCGATAGACAATACTCGTAGCAATCACCAATCTATTGTATTGGGTATACTTAGATACAGTTTAGACCAAACCGCTGGTAACCTAATAGACGCACTCAATGACACTCCTGTTTTGCATGACAGGCGTGTGTTTATCAGAAATAGCCCCATGTATATACAGCACATGACAAAGGGTGGAATAACCACCGGTACCAGTTTTCATACGGCTGCTAATGCAGTGAGGTTACACACTGATTTGAATGCACTTTATGCTAGTAATGAAGGTGGAGATTTGACTAACAGCGAGTTTGGCGCAGTTTGGCAGAGCCATACGCCTGATTCTCATTCTATGCTCTATTACGCCGCCTCTCGTACTCTAGGGGGCACTAAGGCCATGCATACCCATAGACTAGGGCCTGATGAAGTAAAGGTACTAACAATGTCAGGAGCAGATGTTACATTCAAGTTCGATGAGCCTAACATTTGGATTATTACTACTGACGCTGCTCGCAAACTCAATCCAACTGGTACATTCCCAGCAGGTCATACTGTCGAGATTTACCATAAGGCTGGGGCGCATACTCTCCACTTCGATTCTACGAGTGGAGGGCATAGTACTAACACTAAGATTAACCAAGATGTCGCTAATGGAGAATGCGGCAAGTTCGTGTACGATGGTGCAGATTGGCATAAAGTGAACTTAAACACGGTGAGTAGTTGATGGGTAGACTCATTGACATGCTCAAGCAAAAGTGTGAAAGTTGTACTAAAGTTGCACTGCCTCGCTCAATTTCAGGGAGATATATTTCAGGAGAAACCGCTGTACTACACGAGTGCTCTCATTGCGGTTACCTACGATTTCACGGCCAATTAGGTTCACTGGGTTTACGCAAGCGTAAGAGCAAAAGGGTTGCTAAACGGGCTAACGGTAGACTATCCCAATATCTCAGGGAAATGGCTAAGAAGTTATAATCATTCACTCTTCTTGCCGATTATGTCATCTATTCGTAGGATACTGATTGTAACTTCACTAGCAGATTGTATAGCCTGACGAACAAGAGCCAGCGGCTCCCATACATTCGCCTTAGACATAGAGCAAGCGCCGCCATTCTCAATATCAGGACCTGCATCAGAATTACCTTGCTGATGTTCATTCCTTAGCATCAATACAGTGTCTAATGCATCGTGACCGGCATTCTCTGCGATAGTAGCAGGTATAGACTCCAGTGAGTCGGCAAATGCATCAATTGCCATCTGTTCACGACCGCCCGCTTCTGCTGCACGAGAGCGCAAATGAAGTGCAATGTTCTGATACGAAGAGCCTCCGCCGGGTACCACTCCCTTGGTTTGATAAGCGAGACAAACTACTCCCAATGCGTCTTCAAATCCACGCTCGGTTTCATCCAGTGTCTGCTTAGTAGCACCTCTTAGAATAAGTGTGGTTACCTCTCCAGCGCCCTTTACTACAATATACTTCATGTCACCAATAGTGGTACATTCGATGTCTGCATCTACTGCTTCAATCAAGTCATCAGGGGTATGCGCGATAGTAGCGCCCAGTAGTTTACATAGAGCGGTCATATCACTTTGAGGGATGCGCTGTACTACAGAAATACCTTGTTTAGCAAGAGTAGCGGCGACTACCTCATTTACGCTGTCTCTAACGAGTACAGTCCCACCTTTGGGTAAAAGTGAGGCGATTTGCTGTCCCTTGTCGACCCAATTATCCCTTGAAGATTGTCGCTTATATTGCTGATATTCGGCAGCAGAGCCTAAGTTTAACTGTACATTATCATCGGACTTAATGTCGCTCATACCGGTGTTGATTAGGATAGTATCGCCGTTAGGCTTGAGCGGCATTGCGGGTAACATGAACTCCTTGTGTAGCACTACACCTGAAAAGCAAGAAGAGTCATCCAGCGCTCCTCCCGGCTGACATAGTACACGGATTCGCTCGTAGTCACCCTTGGCATTCTCGACAGCGTCGACGCACAGTTCGCCTACATGATGCATGCTAGATTCCAGCGCTTTGCCTGTAATTGAAGTGGTCGCCACATGTAGTAGGTTATCCTTGGACTTCACTTTTAGTGATTCAAGGTGCTCAATAGCCCATCTACTGGCCTTTCTATAACCTCTGCATATCACATTAGCGTGTAGACCCTTGTTGAACAGAAGTTCGCTGTTTCCTAGCAATTCCCCTGCCAATACGACTGTACTTGTCGTACCGTCATAACACATATTCTCTTGAGTGTTAGCGGCCTCTACCACCATCTTGGCCGCTGGGTGGCCGATGTCTAATTGCTGTAGGATAGTAGCCCCGTCATTTGTTACAATGACATTGCCACCTCCGTCAACCATCATCTTATCCATTCCCATAGGACCAAGGGTTGTTTTCACGGTGTCAACTGTTCGTTTCGCTGCTCTTATATTGTGCACTACTGCACTTGCGCTCGTATCATTATCTTGCATATATTTCCCTCTCTTTTTGTTATTTGAATCACCAA